TCTTAGGAAGGGTAAAAATAAAACTAAAGCAATGTTATATGACATATCTGATGATTGCACATATAATTCAAGAAAAAATTATACTTTGAATCATTTAATAGAAAGAATTAAAATTTATAATGAGGAAAAGTTTAATTATGAAATAATAACAATTAACTTAAAGGAATAATTATGGAAGACGATTTTTATGCAACAGTTAAGTTAAAAAGTGGAGAAGAAATATTTTCAAAAGTTATGCCTTGCTTTGAAAATAATAAAACTTTATTGCTTATAACAAATCCAATTACAGTATCTGAAGTTAAAATTAGAGGAGGTTCAACGGGATACAAGTTAGAACCTTGGCTAAAAACAACAAAAGAAGATATGTTTATTCTTGATATGGATGATGTTCTTACACTAAGCGAATCAAAAGATGTTGAAATGATTATTATGTATCAATCATGGATCAGAGAATCTACAGATTTTGATCCTAAAGATAATCCTTATGGTATTAGAAAAAAGATTAATAGGAAAATGGGATATATCTCTAGTGTTAATGATGCTAAAGAGATCTTAGAGAAACTCTATAAAGATAGTTAATATATAAACTTGAAAGCGCAACAATGCTATTATACACATTTTTGGATACCTCTGTCAAGCCTTGATTCTTTTTATATACTAGTGTTATAATTTCAACAACTAATAAAATTAATTTATGGGTATTGAAGCAGTGTCTAAGAGAAAAAGATCAATTCACTATGTTAATAATAAGGAATTTCTTTTGGCTTTAATTGAGTATAGAAGGCAGTTGAGTTTGGCCCAAGAACGTGGAGACCCTAAACCACAAATTACAAATTATCTTGGTGAATGTTTCTTAAAGATTGCAACTCATTTATCCTTTAAACCAAATTTTGTCAACTATATTTTTAAAGATGACATGATTTCTGATGGGATAGAAAATTGTGTTATGTATATTCATAATTTTGATCCAGAGAAATCTCAAAATCCATTTGCTTATTTTACCCAAATTATACATTACGCTTTCTTACGTAGAATTCAAAAAGAGAAAAAACAATTAGAAATTAAAAATAAAATTTTGGAAAGGACTGGATTTGATGAAGTCTTCTTTGATGATAACGTCATTGACGGTATGAATTATTCTGACTATAATTCTATTAAGGATAACATTCATTCCAAATCTAGATATTGATGAAAGTAGCAATTATTACAGACCAACATTTTGGTGCTCGTAAAAACTCTAAACTTTTTCATGATTATTTTTTAAAATTTTATAATGATATTTTTTTCCCAACCCTAATCAAAAATGGTATTAAAACCGTTGTGGATATGGGAGATACTTTTGATAGTAGAAAAGGAATTGATTTTGCTGCTCTTGCGTGGGCAAAGGATAATTATTACGACAATTTAGAAAAAATTGGAGTTACTGTTCATACTATAGTTGGTAATCATACAGCATATTATAAGAATACGAATGAGATTAATGCTGTAGATCTTCTTTTGAGAGAATATGAAAACGTAAAAGTATATTCCAAACCAACAGAAGTACAACTCGATAAATTCAAAGTTCTTTTTATTCCTTGGATTAATGAAGGGAATTTTGAGCAAACATTTAAAACAGTAAAATCTACGAAATGTACATGTGCTATGGGGCATCTTGAACTTTCTGGATTTCCACCATACCGTGGTTTTACTATGCAAGAAGGTATGGATTCTAAGTTATTTGATAAATTTGAGTTAGTTTTTTCTGGGCATTACCATACTCGTTCGGATAATGGTAAGATTTTTTACTTAGGAAATCCATATGAGATATATTCCAACGACATTGGAGATACTCGCGGATTTCATATTTTTGACACAGAAACTCATTCTTTGCAATCAGTAAACAATCCTTATACAATGCATGAAACAATTTATTATGAGGATGATAATTATCAAACGTTTGATGCAAGAATTTATGAAAATAAAATCGTAAAATTGATAGTTAAGAAAAAAACAAATGAAAAAAAATTTGAAAAATTTATTGATAAACTTTACTTAACAAATATTGCAGAATTAAAAATTGTAGAATCTTTTGCAGATCCATCAGTTTTAAATGAGAAGTATGATTTGGAGTCTGAAGATACTGTATCTATTTTAAATAAGTATGTTGATGATTTTGAAGACTCAATAAATAAAGCATCTGTAAAAAGAATCATTCAACAAATATACAAACAAGCTTGTGAGTTAGCCTAACATGTATATTCTTACTTAGAAGGTAGAGAAGAGCAAGGTGCTTATTCTGTAACTAATCAAAATGGACAACAAATTCTCTACTTATTTGAAGAAGAAGACGATGCTGTAAGATTTGCTATGATGTTGGAAGAAGATGATTATCCACCATTAGTAGTGGTTGAAATAGAGGATGATCTAATTATAAAAACATGTGAAGTTAATCGGTATGATTATGCAATTATTACTGCAAATGACATTGTAATTCCACCAGAAAAAAATGATATTATTTGAAAAAATTCGCTATAAAAACTTTTTAAGCACTGGTAATCAATTTACTGAAATTGACTTAGCAAAATCACCAACTACTTTGATTATTGGCAATAATGGATCTGGCAAAAGCACAATTCTAGATGCTTTAACTTTTTCTTTGTTTGGTAAATCTTTCAGAGGCGTTAATAAACCTCAGTTAATTAATTCAGTAAATGAAAAAGATTGTGTAGTTGAAATCGAATTCAAAATAGGATCTAATAACTGGAAAGTCATTAGGGGACTTAAACCTACAGTCTTTGAGATTTACAAAAATGGTGAACTTTTAAATCAAGAAGCTGCTAGTAAAGATCAGCAGACTTGGTTGGAAAGTATTGTTTTAAAAATGAACTATAAATCTTTTACTCAAATCGTTATTTTGGGTAGTAGTAATTTTGTTCCTTTTATGCAGTTGGCTGCAGCAACTAGGAGAGAAGTTATTGAAGATCTCCTAGATATTAAAATTTTCTCATCTATGAATTCTGTTCTTAAAGATCGAGTTAAAACTTGTAGAGATGAAATTAAGAATTTAGAATACAAAAGAGAATCTATTCAAGATAAACTTAAAATGCAACAAAGTTTTATTGAACAGATTGAAAATATTGGAAAGAAGGATATTGAAAATAAAAACAATACAATTAAAAACATAAGAGAAGAAAATGAAAAGTTATTAACTGATTCTTTAGTTTTGGAAGATTCTTTAGTTAAAAAACAAGAGCAACTAGTTGAATTTTCTGGTGCTACTGATAAGTTACGTAAACTTGGAAATTTAAAAGGAAAGATATCTCAAAAAATTACAACTGTAATAGACGACCATAAGTTTTTTACCAGCAATACGGTTTGCCCAACTTGCACTCAATCTATTGAAGAAGAGTTTAGAATAAATAAAATTAGTGACGCCCAAAATAGAGCAAAGGAGTTGCAATCTGGATACCAAGAATTGGAGCAGGCAATTAAAGAGGAGGAAGATCGAGAGCGTCACTTTACTTCACTATCTAAAGAGGTAACTAACCTAACGCATGAAATTTCTCAAATCAATACTAAGATCTCTGGATATCAAAGACAAATCGGAGACCTTGAACAAGAAATTCAAACTATTACCAATCAACTTAAAAACCGAAATACTGAACACGAAAAATTAAAAGAGTTAGAAGATCAACACGAAGAATTGAGTAAAGAGACTGATTCTAAAAAAGATCTTTTAATTAACTATAATTTTGTATCAGACTTATTAAAAGATGGTGGAGTAAAAACTCAAATCATTAAAAAGTATTTGCCAGTAATTAATACACAGGTAAACAAATACTTACAGATGATGGAGTTTTTTATTAACTTTAAACTTGACGAAGAATTTAATGAATCTATTGAATCTCCAATTCATGATGATTTTTCCTACACTTCTTTTAGTGAAGGAGAAAGAATGAGAATTGATTTAGCTTTACTTTTTACTTGGAGAGAAATTGCAAAAATTAAAAATTCTTTGAATTGTAATTTAATTATATTTGATGAGACTTTTGACTCGTCTTTGGATACCTTTGGTACGGATGAATTTATGAAAATCATTCGTTATGTTATTAAAGATGCAAATACTTTTGTAATCTCTCACAAAGAAGGTATGAGGGATAAATTTTCTGAAGTTTTAAAATTTGAAAAAATTAAAGGATTTAGTAAAGTATCATTATGAAAGTTTTAATTACTGGGCATAGGGGATTTATAGGAAGGAATGTGTTTGCTGATTGGCAAACTACTCATAATCATTTAGTTGTGGGAATGGATTTTCCATATGATATTGAGAATTTTGTTGAAGATAATTATGATTTAGTCATTCATCTTGCAGCGTTTGCAAATATCAGAGAGAGTCTAGAAAATCCACAAAAGTTTTATGAGAATAATGTAGTAAAATCTAAAAAACTTTTTGACTGGTGTAGAGAAACAAATACTAGACTTTTATATGCGTCTTCAAGTGCAGTAGAAGAAGATTATTGGGAGAATCCTTATGCGATGACAAAATGGATTAATGAACAAATGGCACCTCCAAATTCAGTTGGGATGAGGTTTACTACAGTTTATGGTCCAGATAGTCGTTCTGATATGATGTATAGAATGCTTGAAGATAAAACTGCAACCTATGTTACCAATCATAAACGAGATTGGATTCATGTTAAAGATGTTTGTCGAGCAATTCGTTATCTTGTCAGTAGTTCTATCTGTGGTCCAGTTCCTGTTGGGTCTGGTAAATCTGTTTATGTTAAAGACTTGGCAGAAAAAATGGGAATGGGTCACCTACCAGTTAGAGAACTGACCCCAGGGGAAAGACAAGACAACGTGGCAGATACTACAATCCTAACTAGTATTGGATGGTTCCCAACCATTAACGTTCTGGATACAATCAATGAACACCCCCAATTGGCAACACCACTCTAAAAAGGAGCAGAAGCGGAAACTAAAACCGCAAGCACTCCGACAAGCAAAGGCACGTCGTCAAGCACTTAAAAAGCGTCTCAATCGAGACGCTTCTTCTTTTTTCATAAATATTTAAAAAAAATTATGGCAAAAGACGAAACTGAAATTGGTATTACTGGATTACCAATTCCTAAAAAGAAAAGATCTCCAGCAAAGCAACATGAGTTTGAAAAGAAGAGAAGGCAAAATTTAGGACCAAACGTTGGGGGAAGACCAATTAGATCTGATGTAACCCCAAATTATAATCCGCGCCAAAGAACATTTGAACAATTTATGGAAGAAGTTAATAAAAAATTCCAAGACAGTTGACCAATTTTTGAACTGTCCACCACCCTCTTTTGCCAGAGGGATTTTTTTGTATACTTGATTGAGTTCAAACGAATCTAATGTCTGTTCGCCACGAAATCAAGTCCCAACTCGCCAAGCTGCTTGCTACCGAAGACCTTGTGGTTGAGCACAAGAAGGTGGAGACTGCTTGCTTTAATGTTCATACTCGTGTCCTGACTCTGCCGATGTGGGAGAAGGCAAGCAACACCGTCTATGACCTTCTGGTGGGGCACGAGGTCGGTCACGCCCTCTATACACCTGATGTGGACTGGTTGCAGGAGTACAAGATTCCACCCCAGTTCGTGAATGTGGTTGAGGATGCTCGCATCGAGAAACTGATGAAGCGTCGTTATGCTGGACTCGCCAAGACCTTTTATGCTGGTTATCGGGAACTTGCTGATGACGATTTTTTTCAGATCAAAGATGACAATCTGGAAACTTATAATCTTGCCGACCGTGCAAACCTGTGGTTTAAGATTGGAAACTATATTGACATTCCAATTGAGCGTGGCGAAGAGACTGAAATTATCAATCTGATTGCCGACACCGAAACTTTTGCAGATGTGTTGATTGCTGCAGAGGAACTCTATAAGTATTGCAAACACAAGCAACAGGAAGAAACCAAGATTTCTCTGGACAATCTTGAGTCCCAGCAGAGTGGTGCTAATAATCAACCTGCTTCTGATTTTAGTGACCAGCAAGAAGATGAGAATGACCAACCCGAAAATGAAGGGTCTGGGGGTGCTGATTCTCAAGAAAAATCTCAACAACAAGAACAAACTATCAAATCTCCTATTGGTGCGGAGAATAATGAAGAACCAGAAGTTAAGACTATGGATTCTCTTGAGCAAGCTCTTAAGGATCTTGTAGATAAATCTTGTTTTGAAAATGTGTATTTAGAGTTGCCCGAACTGGATCTTGATAAAATTATTGTTAAAAATTCTGAAATTCATTCCAAATGTAGTGAGACCTGGAATGAACTGCTTGAAAATCACAACTTCTCTAAAGAACATATTTTTGGTGAAGTAGATAAACGATATCAAGAATTTAAAAAATCTGCACAAAAAGAAGTCACATATCTTGTTAAAGAATTTGAATGCCGTAAAGCAGCTGATTCTTATTCCAGATCTTCAGTTGCTCGAACTGGCGTTTTGGACTGTTCTAAACTTCATACTTATAAACATAATGAAGATCTTTTTAAAAAGGTAACCACCCTTGCTGAGGGAAAGAATCATGGATTGATGTTTATTTTAGATTGGTCTGGATCAATGTCTGATGTAATGGTTGATACTATTAAGCAGTTGTTTAATCTAATTTGGTTTTGTAAAAAAGTCTCAATTCCGTTTGAAGTATATGCATTTACTACTGACTATCCTTTGGTCAAATATAGTTCAGATGGAAAGGCAGATCTTCGTATGAAATCTTATAAAAAAAGAGATGGACTCATTCAAGTCGGAGAATGGTTTTCTTTGATGAATATGTTGACTAGTAAAACAAATTCAAAAATTTTGGAAGATCAAATGAAAAATATTTTCCGAATCGCCTATTCTTTTGATCGTCATTTTTATTGCCAATATAGTGTTCCTTCTGGTCTTAGTCTTTCTGGAACTCCATTGAATGAATCTCTAATTGCTTTGCATCAAATTCTTCCAAAATTTCAAAAAGACAACAAACTTCAAAAAGTTCAATGCGTCATTCTTACTGATGGTGAGGCTTGTAATATTGTTTATCATCGTGAGGTTAAACGTCATTGGGAATCTGAACCACATTTGGGAACAGCACATATTGGACCAAATGCTTATTTGAGGGATCGTAAAACTGGGAACACATATGCATTTGATGGTAATTATCATATGATTACTGAAGTTCTTCTTCAAAATCTTAGGGATAAATTTTCAAATATCAATTTTATTGGTATTCGTGTCCTTGAACCTAGAGATGCTGGTAATTTTATCCGTCGTTATTATGGTTGGTATGGTGAAGAACTAGATAGGATGATGAGTGTTTGGAAAAAGGAAAAAACAATTTCTATTAAAAAATCTTCCTATAATACTTACTTTGGATTGTCTGCAACTGCTCTTGCTCAAGATACTGAGTTTGATATTGCAGAATGTGCTACTAAATCTCAAATCAAATCTGCTTTCGTTAAAAGTCTTAGGAGTAAAAAAATGAATAAAAAAATTCTCAATGAGTTTATTGAACTTGTAGCAAAATGAATTTACAGCACATTGTTAATGAAGAAACTAAAGAAGTTTGGGTTAGGTGCGATAGTGCAATTACCGCTATGGGAATAAGTTCTTGGGTTAAAAAATATTACCCAGGATATACTGCTAAAATTGTTCCTAAAGAATTTTTTGAACCTCTATGACAATCTTAGAACCGTCCACTATCAACCTTACCATTCCAAAAGTCCTTGTATAATTACTATGTTGAAACAAACCACCTAACTACATTATGCCTCGTAAATCTTCTGTGAACGACGAAGCCCTTTTTGATAGCATCAAAGAACTTTATGGTTCTGAAATTACTTCTGGTGATCTTAGGGGTTTTTGTGCTTCTCGTGGTCTAAATTATCAAACGGTGACTCGCCGCTTTGAACAGTTTAAAACTTCTCGTGGTCGTTGGAATCTGGAAGTGACCCAAGAGCGAGTTGAAGAAATTGAACGCACATTCCAATCACCATCTGCTCTTCCCACTATCGAACAAAATCTTATTCCTGACAAAGATGATACCTTCGTCCAGTTTGGTAATTTTAAAGATATTAAAAAAATTATTCAGTCCAATCTTTTTTATCCAACGTTCATTACGGGTCTTTCGGGTAACGGTAAAACGTTCTCGGTGGAACAAGCTTGTGCTCAATTGAAGCGCGAGTTGATTCGTGTCAACATTACTATTGAAACTGATGAAGACGATCTTATTGGTGGATTCCGTCTTGTTGATGGTGCTACTGTTTGGCATAACGGTCCAGTTATTGAATCCCTCCAACGTGGAGCGATCCTGCTCCTTGACGAGATTGACCTTGCCTCCAACAAAATCCTTTGTCTACAATCCGTGCTAGAAGGCAAGGGTGTTTTTCTTAAGAAGATCGGCAAGTATGTCAAACCTGCTGCTGGTTTCAACGTTGTTGCTACTGCTAACACTAAAGGTAAGGGTAGCGATGACGGTCGCTTCATCGGCACCAACGTGCTTAATGAAGCCTTCCTTGAGAGGTTCCCTGTGACCTTTGAGCAGTCCTATCCTGCTCCTGCTACCGAACAGAAGATTCTGGAAGGCATTGCTCTGGACCTTGGCGTGGAAGACCGTGACTTCTGCAAGCGCCTGGTTGATTGGGCAGATATCATCCGCAAGACCTTTTACGATGGTGGCATTGATGAAATTATCAGTACCCGCCGCCTGGTTCACATCATCCGTGCCTACAGCATCTTCCAAGATAAGGCAAAAGCAATTCAAGTTTGTGTGAACCGTTTTGATGATGAGACTAAACAATCTTTCTTGGAACTTTACGACAAAGTGGATGCCGACTTTGTAATGCCTTCTCAAGAAGTTGCTCAGGACGCTCCGTTCTGATATAATTGGGGGAGGTAATTGTGCCTCCCATTTTTTGTTCTTTATTTTTAAATTATTATGCCTAGTGAAAATTTTGAAAGCAGGTATGAAGATGGAATGCTACAACTAAACATTCCTACGTCTACTGAAGCACCAAACCAAGATTTTTGGGATGAAGATGGAATTAGTCTTGTAGGAAATCCATACTATTCTCCAGGATCTTCAGATACTATCTCTTTTAGTAATGATGTTATTACTGGAAGTAGAGTTTATGGTGGATCTTCTGACGATCTGCTTAGTAATCATTTTGAATATAAACTGCCAATGAGTAATAAAAACCATTTTTGGAAATTTAAAGAAGACGAGACTCTCAAAGTAATT